ACTATGGCCCTAATGAGCTTAATTTGACCATAGATGATGGTGTATTAACATACAAGGGTATAAACCAGAATACCAATATAGAAATAGCCTTTAAATTAACATCATTAAGTTGCCCATTTAACTATACCAACTATTTTAATTTTGAGATTCAAGTAGATACCTTAGGTTGCCTAGTTAATGGACTTGATTCCATTAAAAAAGAACCAATATTATTACACGTAGATACACTCATATACAACATGTTAGGTCAATATATTGGTAACAACGAACTTGAGTTCGTGTCTGGTGGTTTATATATTTATCGATTAGTTAGATACTATCAAGATGGGTTGGTTGAAGAAAAGTTTTATAAAAAGATGAAAATAAAATGAAAAAGACTTGCATAGTTAGAAATAATGTCGTACCTTTGTAACAGATAAATAATAAAGGCGTTTTTTAATTACTACGCTATTTATTAATAGTTCTTTAATTTATGGGGCAATACAGGTATTGATTGGGTATAGTCGTAATTGACAGGCATGTAGTGCTAAATTGGAAGCACTTTAATAACTCTATTGAACAATTGAATTGACAACGATTTTATCGTTTCCGAAAATTTCCTTGACGTGGCTGCTTGCAGTTTCGCAGGAGAGCTTGCTGTAGCCTAATACACGCTAATAGTGGTATCCCACTTCATTATGGTATGTCCCATAACATAATGGTAGTCCATTTGATTTTGGTCGAAAATCATTAAAAATCGAAATATTTTGAAGAGTTAGAAAACTCTATTCTAAACATGTAGAATGTTTTTGAAGAGTGCTCAAGACAAGGGTTCGATTCCCTTTTGCTCCACATTTGACTTTTTTATTTTTTATCGTATATTTATACATATGATAAAAGAAAAAGCAAACATACATTACTTATATAAAACAACTTGTTTAATTACAGGTAGATATTATATAGGAATGCACTCTACCAGTAATCTAGAAGACGGTTATATGGGTAGTGGGAAGAGATTAAGATTTTCAATTAGATATCACGGTAAAGATAACCATGCTAAAGAAATATTAGAGTTCTTTGATAATCGAGAATTATTGATTGAAGCCGAGATTAAGGCTATTACACCAGAAATGATAAGTGATAGAAACTGTATGAACCTAAAAGAAGGTGGTTACGGTGGTGGTTTTTGGTCTGACGAACACATGATGAAATGTTCAAGAGCTGGTAACAAAGCCTTTAAAGAAAAATTAGCTACTGATAAAGCCTTTAGAGAGGCTAAATCAATTAAAAGTAGTGAAAACACTAAAAAAGGAATGGCTGAAGGTAAGATTAAACCTATTGACTATAGTTGGTTAGGTAAGAAGCATTCTGATGAATCTAAGATAAAAATGTCTGAGTCATCAAAAGGTGCTGGAACTAGCGAAGATAATTCACAATATGGTACTTGTTGGGTAACCAAGGAAGGATTAAATAAAAAGATAAAAAAAGATGATTTAGGTATATACCTAAATGAAGGTTGGGTTAAGGGAAGATTCACTGAGATAAAAGGTGAGTTGGTTAATAATTCAAAATTAACTAATAACGATGTTATTGAAATAAAAAAGTTATTAGATAAAAATGAGTTATCGCAGGGCAAGATTGCTAAGTTATATAATGTTCGTCAAGAAACAATAGGTAAAATAAAAAGAAAACTTATTTGGAAATAAAGACTTTTGTACCTTGTCGTAATTGATTCTTATCCAAAGATTAACCTATCGGATGGGAAATAAAAACCCAAATAAAAAACGCTTTATTTGGGTATTTAATTACGATTACTTACTCGGCCTTGGGGCTGGTGTTGGTGGTGTGATAGGTCTAGTAACAGTTGTTGTTTTTGGCTTACCACATCCGCATCCGTTAGTTGTTTGCATGTTCTTTGAATTTTAGTTTAATGTTATAGTAATAAATACTTGATTTTATAAAATTATACCCTATAATTGGGTATGTTTAAATCCAAGTATACGATAACGTTAATTAATAGTAAATGGGAAGTCATAGAACGAAATGTAAATATTTCTATTCTACCAAGAAGTAATGAGTATTTGTTCCATAACAAGCAGTATTACGAAGTAATAAACGTAGTACATATGCTTAATAAGGTACAAGATATATTTGTAATTATCGAGCCATTAAGTGTTAATTTTAGCTTAAATGTTGGTGAAATAAAAATAATTGAAAAATAATTTGAAATTTACTTGACAAATACAAAAATAGTTAGTATCTTTGTATTACTTAAACCAAAAAGGTGAGTTCAGCAAACGAACAAAAAACTATACAGACAAGAGTTGTGAATCTCTGAGTATTAATTTAAGCCTTAGGACTTAAATAGTATTACAAAAAATCACTACGGTTTGGTTCCGTATAAAGTAAACACCCACGGTGGTAATCGTGTAATAAAATATGGCTAAGTCTACGAGGACTTAACAATAAACTCGAACAGTCATCTTGGGAGTTTAATGATGGTGTCGATTAAGTAAGTCATATCCTATCTTGGGGTATATAGAGGCTCATACCCTCTCACCGTCACATATTGCGCTTCAGAGAAATGGTAACTCGCTAGGCTCATAACCTAGAGATAGTAGGTTCGATTCCTACAGGCGCTACTCTTGACTTTTTTGTACTTTGTCGTATATTTATTGTAAAATAGATATATGGCAAGGAAAAAAGCAGACATTCATTACTTATATAAAACAACTTGTTTAATCACAGGTAGGTGGTATATAGGAATGCACTCCACAAATAATCTAGAAGATGGTTATATGGGTAGTGGAAATAGATTAAGAAGAAGTATACGTAAGTATGGTATTAATAATCACAAAAAAGAAATCATCAAGTTCTTTGAGACTAGAGAGTTATTAATTGAGGCTGAGAAGAAAGCTATTACACCAGAAATGATTATAGATAATAACTGTATGAATTTAAAAGGTGGTGGAGAAGGCGGTTTTTCAAATGAAAAACATAAAGAAAATTTTTTAACATATGGTGTTAAAAATGGAAGATTAGCTTGCGATAAAAAATTAAAAGAAAAACACGGTGATAATTTTTTAAGTGTTATTTCTAAAATTTTTTGGTCAAAATTAAAAAATGATTCTGACCTTATGAATGACTTTATAGTTAAAGTTAAACAAGGGCAAATAAAATCTGGATTTGAAAATGGTTGTTTCTTTGGTAAAAAACATTCCGATGAAACAAAAATAAAAATGAGTGAGTCATCAAAAGGTACTGGAACTGGTGAAACAAATAGCCAATACGGTACATGTTGGATAACCAAGGATGGTAGTAACAAAAAGATTAAAAAAGAAGACCTTGAAACCTTCGTTAATGAAGGTTGGGTTAAAGGTAGGGTATAAACTTAAAATCAGGAGTGAGGAGGGGTGAGAACCCCTTCTCCACTACCATGGGCTGGCTTACACAGGTAAAGTCAAAAATAATGAGCAATCATCCCACCTGTAAATACGAGTGTAGCTTAAATTTAAAGCACCAGCGGTAAGCTGGGGACTAATGGTTCAAATCCATTCTCTTGTACTAATTTCGTATGTGGAATCAACTTCGAATCAGTTTATGGTCTGATTGTAGGGATGGTAGGGCTTTAGCGAGTCTCCATAAACAAAACCTAGTAACCTTGATATGGTTATCATATGCGAAATATTTTATTTACGGGAATAGTTTAAGTTAGAACGTGGCCCATGGGGGCCTTGATGTTGGTTCAAGTCCAGCTTTCCGTACAAATTGCGAAGTAGAGCAGAGGTAGCTTGCTAGGCTCATAACCTAGAGGTCGGGGGTTCGAATCCTTCCTTCGATTCAAAAGGTTCCTAATAACCTATGAATTAGTTCAAGTTATTAGGTCAACAAATTGGGGGTATAGTATAATAGTAGTACGTTCTCGTCTTGAGAAAAATGGTGGTTCAAGTCCATCTACCCCCACAAAGAATGGTTACAGCAAATAAAAAACTTGTATTCTGAAAAACACAACCAAAATCCATTCTGTTTAGAAAAGCCTCACAGGAATGTGGGGTTTTTCTCTTTATAATGAAAACTAAAGAAATATGAAAGCAGTAACAACATCAATTAAACTCCTGGTATTGGGGGCGGCTCGTCATGGAAAAGATAGTTTTGCGGAAATACTTAACGAAGTATATGGTTTAACCTTTAAATCATCATCACAAGCTGCCGCTGAAATCTTTCTATACGATACCCTAAAAGAAAAGTATGGTTATAATTCCCCAGAGGAATGCTTTGAGGACCGAATGAATAGAAGACCAGAGTGGTATACCGCAATATGTGAGTATAACAAGGATGATAGGGCTAGGTTAGCTAAGGGTATATTAGAGCAATCTGATTGCTATGTTGGTATGCGAGATAGAGATGAGATAGAAGAATGTCTTAGGCAGGGTTTATTTGATTTGATAATTTGGGTTGACGCTTCTGAGCGTTTAGCATTAGAAAGTCCAGATTCCTTTAATATTGATAAATCATGTGCTCATGTCATTATTGATAATAACGGTACCTATGAGCAATTTAGAGAGAGGACTATCAGATTTGGTCGAATACTATTCAACACGAAGCATGAAGAAACTAAAAAACCTAATTTTACTGGTGGTTTTATTAATCACACTAGACAGTTTTTAGATGAAGATAATGAAGTATATATCTATGATTGGTTGGCATTGGTTGAGGGTTGGTTTAAAATTGATGGGGAAGTATTAGATTTC